CCACCGGGGATTGAGCGTAAAGCATTCGATGAGCCGATTCTCGAAATTCGATTTCGTCGCCGCCGTGCCTTCGTTCGCATTACGGAACGAGACGCCGGGGAGCGAAGTGCGAACGAGCGTTTTGTAATTGATGCCGCGAATCGTACGCGCTGCACCCATGCGAACTTCGGGCGAGTACGTGAGCACCTCTTCAATCAATCCAGCTACGGCGTCGCTGCCGTTCGCTTTCGCGATGTCCAACAGGGTAGGCATTGCCATTGCATTCCGTCCTTAAATGGAGAAGGGCCGTGCGATGACTCGCACAGCCCTAGACGGCTGCGATGGTCTAGCATCTCGTCGGTAGCTACTCCGACTAATGCCGCTTGAGCCGTGCGAACCACCACACGGCCCCTCATGTTTTTGAATCTGTAACTACTTCGTTTTCTTCGCGGGCATCGGATTCGACGCCGCGAAGCGTGCCAGTCCTGGCGTGAGCTTGCCGTTCAACTCATCGAGCTTTGCGGCTCGTTTGTTTTGTTCGTCGCTTGCTTCCGCTGAGAATGAAACCGGCTTTTCTTCGCCTCGGTTTTCGATCGATTGTGCGCGAAGCTTTGCGACTTCGGCCACCAGCGCCACGTTCTCGGCTTTGAGTCCCGAAACATAGAGGCGTTGGCAATCATCGAACGATTTACCGAGAGCGAACCACATTGCGCCCTTGTCGCCGAACGCATCGAGAAACTTCTTCCCCGGCACGTCTGCGAGTTGCGTTTCTACGGGTGCCGCTTCGGGCGAAGCGACTTCCTCCACGCTTGCCGATTCAACGACGGCAGCCTGTTCGACGGCGGTCTCTTCGGCGGTATCTTGTACGCCTTGCGATTCAACGGCTTGCGCCTCCTCGGTAGCGGTTGCACTCATCTTTTCAACCCTCGAAAAAGTAAAGGGAACTTTCGAATCTGACTTATCGGAGAGAGCAAGCTCCGAGCTTGTGTTTCGGTCATAACCGTATGGACAAACGGCGCACCCACGGAGCGACCATTGACGAAAGATCGTGGCGGGACCGTTGACGAGTTGACCGTTTACGGTGGCGACCGCGCCAGGCTGTACGTCCTCGATAACGAGCGGACCATCGAACGTGATCGAAGCTTCGTACGGAACGCCCGCGCGAGCTTTGTAGATAATCTCACTCGCTCGATCTTCTGCCGAGAACGGAGTCAGCGCACCGCCAAGGCGAAGCCCTTCGTCGTTCGTCGTGAAGTGGTTGGCAAAGCCGATAACCTCTTCTTCTTCGTGGTTGTAATCGAGCGTGATACGCGGCTTGTGAAGCTGCATCCCGGTCATGTCGTGGTAACACATGCCCCAATACCAATGGTCGATTCCACCGCCGGAGCGTGCGAGAATCGAGATAGGGGCCGTCTTGGCGGTCTCGCCGTTGTCCTTGATTTCAACATCGACGGAGAAGCGGCACGCCTCGCGAGGGGCGGCTCCGTTCGTGTCGTTTGCGTTTGATTTCCATTTCATTACTGCACCGCCTGTTGTGTATCTTCCGCGTTCTCAAACATTGCCGGTTGCAGGTCAACCGCCATCGGTAGTCCGATTTTCTCAAAGTACGATTCTTCGGCTTTGAGTTCGTCGGCAAGGTCGTAGAAGTCGATTCCTTGCTCGCGAAGAATGCGAGTTCGCGAAGTTATGCGAGAGCTGATAGCCGCAATGTTCGCGTTGATTTCTTTCAACGGGTCGATCCACGAAACGCCGCGCGGAATCCATTCCCAGCGGTAATTCGCTTCCGGCAATACGCCGTCGGCAATCCACATCTTGATTCGCCAGTTCGTGAGATGATCGAGCATGGCAACCACGTCCTCACGCTTGATCTTCGCGGAGAGTTCGTATTGCAAGAGAGCTTGGCGAGCGCCTGAGTAGTTCGTGAAGTTCTCGGCATAGAACGAATACGGGATGTCGAGAGCCTTGAGCGCAACGGCAATCATCGTTTGCGAGAATTGCTGCATCTCGGACGATGGCGTTTTCGATTCGAGGAACTCGGCACGGTCCCCGGCGTTCAGTTCGAGCTTTACCGGCCCGGTTCCGAAATCGACTTCGTACTTGTCGCCGTCTTGATCGCTCGCCGCCGAAGCTTCTCCAACCGGGTCGGCTGCATCTCGGTAGAAGATAAGCCCGAAGAGTTGGGATACCTTCATTTTCGCGAGAGCGTAATCGAAGCCCTCGTACACATCGCGCAGGGAATTGACCGCCGGAGCGAGCGGAGAGATTCCGCGCACTTGGTCGAAGCGGTCGGCATAGGCGAAGTGGTAAAGGTTGCGAGCCTGCACTACTCGCTCGAATTCGAATTGCTTGCCGAACGATCCGGCGTCGCTCGATTTCGAACGCTTGCAAACAACGTAACGCAACGGCCGACCGGCTTCATCGGTTTCGACTCCGTGAATCAGGTTTTGCGGATTGACTCCGCTCTCAGGCTTTACGCCGCCATCGGGCGTGCGGATGCGATCCCCTTCGATCGCTTGGACGGTTCCATCGCGGAGCTTCAAGAGGAACACGTCGCCATCGATAACGCGGCGCATCTCGGCGAGTCGCACCATCTTTGAGAGCGACATGCGGCCCGTGGCATCGCAGTTGTAGGGCTGCGACCACCAGCGAACGAGGCGTTCAACAGAATCATCGAGTTCGCCGTTATCGGTTTTGCACTGGAATGAGAACGTCGAAACGTAGTCCAAGTGCCTGCGAATCATCCACGCGGCAAGCGAGAAATTGCGGTGAACGTCGCGAGCAGAAGAGAGAAGCTTCCGGCGTTCCGTGTGAGTTAGCTCGTCATCTTCCGAGCGAAGAATGCCGGTAGGAGTCGCTCGGCG